AGGCTACCGTCTGCATAGTTATTATCGTAGTCATCTTCATTTTTAATAAGTTGTCCATTACCATCGGCCGTCGCGTTAACGTGACCAGATGCAGCACGGACTACTTTCAGTGCGTTTCCATACTTTAAGAATGACGCAGCTACGAGAAAGTATTTTGCTGTATTGTTGTCTGGCGCGCCAAATTTTTCAACAAGTTCATTTTCAGAACCTACTGATACAACTTCGCCTACCGGACCCCAATTAAATGCACCCGCAAATCCACCAATACTGGTTGATACTGCTGGAACTGCATTTGTGGCGTCGATTTCTTTAATCTGCACGCCTGGTGATACTTGAAATGCCATCGCTTTATCCTCTATGTTATTGAGTTAGTTAATAAGTTACATAATACGAATAATCAATACTATTATTTATAATATAATATATCCTATAAGGTCCATCTTTCTACTCGTACTATACTCTCGTTTGTTGTTTTCCATTTAGACCTATCCATAAAGTGTTTTAATACTTCCTTTGTAATACTTTTACCTTTAGTGGACCTTTCAATACCACCAAATCCTGGCATACTGTTTATTTCTAACAATATAGGTTGGTCTTTTTCTCTATTTTTTGCTGGAAGGAAATCTACACCAACCAGTGTACCTTTACATAATTGTGCTGATTTAATAGAATCTCTTTTTTCTATTTCTGTTAATTCAAATGATTCTGTTTCAGCACCCAATGATGCATTACTTCTTGCGTCACCAGATATAACTTTTCTTTTCATTGCTGCAATAATTTCGCCATTCAATACAATAACTCTTACATCATAATCAACATTAATGTATTCTTGAGCAAGAAGGTCAATATTTTTACTCAATAGTGATAACATCTGGACTGTTGGGTGAAGTGAACGCATACTCTCTACAATTACTACACCAACACCAGTTTGTGAACCAGATGAAGCTTTTAATATAATTGGAAATTTTAAACCCGCATCTTTAACTGCTCTTTCAGCATCATCTGAATATGTAATAGGAACTGTTTTAGGTGTTTTTAATCCATTTTTTCTAAATAATTCATTACAATAGAATTTACTTGAACATATGTCCCATGTTTTAAGCGATGGTACTGTATAAAAACCAGCATCCTCTAAGAGTTTTATCATATCAACCCATCGTCTGTTTGTTGTAAATCCTAGTGTTCCTAATCCTCTAGGAAATATTAATGTGTCTTGTGGACTAATTTCAAAAGGTTTTTGATAATGTGTTTTACCATCTTCGCTTGGTTTAATTGCTTTACCAGTTTCATCAAAATCAAAGGAATGTAGAAACATTTTTCCATCCTTTTCTTCGACATAACTACCAGAATATTCTGCGTTAAATAATTCAATACCAACTGCTTTTGCAGCTTTATTCATTAATTTAACATCAGGTCTATCTTGCTTTCCAACATCCCTTAAATTCTCGTGAGAGTTATGAAATATAACAAGTTTATAAGGTTTCATTTTTGCCCTCTTTTAAAATTTTGCATTTCCTTTCCATTCCTGTTCGAACCAAATATTACCATCTGAGTCCACACTTCTATTTATACTTTCATAATTTCCACTTTCAACATAACCAAATGGTAGCATATCATCTTGGATTGCTTGTAACCTTTCTTTATATAACATATTTTTCATATCAATATTAGTTAAGTTTTGGAATACATCTGTTGTGGTAAACCATGCGAATAAAACTAAATTCATCATTAAATCATCATGATTTCCAACACTTGCCTCAAATGAACTACCTCTGGACACAAATGTACTCATTTCGATTATGGTTTGTGCATCGTATATCCTTAATTTCTTTTGTTCAATTAAATCTTTAATACTGGAACAACCAATCCTTTTGACTCTTCTAGTCATTGTTGCACCCAAAGCATTTGCCTTAACTGTGGATTCAACAAACATGTTTTCGTATTCCAAATCATAATATAAACCATTACAGACAACAGCGCCTTGGTCATTACTTTCAATTACAACATAGGCCTCGTTATATGTTTTTGCATATTTGTATATTAAATCTGGAAATAATAATGGCGATAAATTGTTATCTCTAAAAACACAAACCTGTTCAAAGGTTTCTTCTGTTACATCAATAATTGTAAATGTACTATAATCCTGGCTACGCCCCTTTGAAACATCGACAGTCATTACATACTCATGACCTTCAATGGGTTGCTTGTATATAAAGGTATTTTCTTTATAGAATTCTGGGTCCTTACTCTGTTGTGCTAATAAATGATTTGCACTAATTAATGTATTGCCACGACCATGGAATGTATTACCAAACTCCTGCTCAAATTGTAATTCAGAAGTATTGTTTATTGTTTCTTGTTTCCACTTTTCATCTCTTCCTGGAACGTCCCACCAATCGACTCTGAATGGTTTAAATTCATTTGTTCCCTGCGACGCTCCCTCCCACAGTTTATGATATATATTACCAATACCATTTGCTGTAGATGTAATCACAATCTGTGTATCTTTACCAGCAGACACTACAGGATATGTTGAGGTATAAAACTGTGCATCATTTTCAACAAAAGCGAACTCATCTAAAAACAATAAATTAATAGACAAACCCCTAATTGAACTACCAGATGTCGCTGATGCAATTATCTTTGAATTATTACTAAATTCAATCGAACCTTTATTTAATGCTTTACACCCAGGCTGTAAAAAGAATGGTAAATTTTCTAATGCAAGTGTAATCCTTGCCAACATTTCTCTTGCTACAGCACCCTTATTTGCTAATATTGCAATTGTTTTCTCTGGGTGAAATACAGCATACCATAATAGATATACGACAGATGATATTGATTTACCACTTTGTCTACAAGCCAAAACAATAGAAAATCTATTGTTCTTAAAATGCTCAAACATTTTCTCTTGGTATGGATATAAATTAAATGGTACTAAACCTTCGTCAAGTGAAATAATTTTAACATATTTCCTTGCGAAATATGCTGGTTCTTGCATACACTTCTGGTACTCTAGAATTTCTCCCTTGGTAAAAGAAGTTTCGACACCATCTCTTTTGACATTTGGATTACCTAGGTAACCAAATTCATTATTCTTGACTCTCTGCATCTATTACATTATCCTTATTTAATAACATTCTCTGTAGGTCAGCTGTGCTTCCTACAAAAACATTATTATTTGTCACTTTTCTAGATTCTTCTCGTTCCTCTTGGGTCAAGTCTTTTTTCTGCTTTTGTAAAGCCATAAGTTTTTCTGTGGTATCACCAATGTTTTTAATTGTTTGTGATAACACTTCAAATGCTCTTGGGTGTTCTGATTCTCTTGCTAATTCTGCAAGGACATCCATTGACCTTGTACCTGTATAAATTAAATCCTTATATGTTTTACGAGAAAATTCGTAATCGTCTTTTATATCCTTATCGAATTTAATAGGTCTATTTTGTTTTACTTCTGGCAAATTCTTTTCTAATTTTGCCATCATTTTTTCTTTCTTTTCCATTATTCAGTACCATCTTGTGTTATGGTTGTTGTCACAGTATGACTTGCCTCTGTATCAGTTGAACCAATTGTAAAATCCATTTCCTCAAATAATTTTGCTGTATTATCTTTATCATGGAAATCAATATTAATTTCTCTAATAATACCTTGGTCACCTGTAGGACCATAAAACTTCATTTTCATTGTAAAATCTAATTGATATATTAATACTCTTCGCTCTACAAAATCTCCCTCGTATTGGTCATCAATATTAACACCATTTAATATTACAGCAACATCCTGTTTATGTGCAAAACCTGAAACTGGTGTTATTGTGACATTATATTCTGGGCTGAAATATGGTAATATTTGTTCTACAACTTGTAATCCATCATCTTGGTTTTTTGCCATAATATACAGTGACATTTCTATATTATATGACGTATGATGTTTTATTGTTTTCTTTTTACCTACATCAGAACCATGTGCTTCTACTATTTTATTTCTCTTTTGTAATTTCTGTGTGGAATCAATTGCCAA